CACTTACACCTAGAGTTTAGGACAAAACAAAATTGTGGACTTGGTCTAAAAGATAGATTAAATCCACTAGATTTCATAGAGTTAGATGATTAATTATTATATAATAGGCGAGCTGACAAAGTGCTTCAACACTAAGCCAGCTCTAATCACTTCACCTTATCGGAGGTTACACATGACTACGCGCATTTTAACGCAAGAAGAATTAAAAACACAACTACATTACAACCCTGAAACTGGGATTTTTACTAGATTAATATCCAATTCAAATGCAATAAAAGTTGGTGACTTAGCTGGAAGTAAAACAAATACAGGCTACCTAGAAATAACTATTTTAGGTAAAAGATATTTATCTCATAGATTGGCATGGCTATATATGACTGGGGAGTTCCCTGAAAATTTAATTGACCATATAAATGGTGTGGGCACTGATAATAGATTTTGTAATTTACGCAAAGCTAATAAGTCTGAAAATGCAATTAACTCTGGGTTAAAAAGAAATAATACATCTGGGTACAAGGGTGTTTCTTTTGATGAAAAAAGAAAATTATGGAAAGCAAATGCAACGCTAAATGGTAAAAAAAAATATTTAGGAAGATTTCCTACCGCAGAATTGGCATCTCAAGCATTTTTAAATTTTGCTAAGAATAATTATGGTGAATTTTATTATGCTTGAGATTCGCACCAAGCAAGTGTGCGGATTAGGCACGGCTAACCGGTTGGACCCTTTGGATTTTGTGGAGCTAGATCAATGATTACGTTTGGTTTGTGGTTACTGGGTGGCTTTAAGAGTTTTGTTGAATTTCTAATTAAGAACTGGCGCGTAGTGCTGCCAGTAGTTATTGTTGGCTTAGTAGTCTGGACAATACTGCATTACAAAAATGCTTATGAGGCAGAGAAAAAGGCATTTGGTAATTACATTACTGAAGTTAAAGCTGAAAAAGAAAAACGCACGATAGAGAATAAAGTTAAAGAAGAATTTCACGCTAAACAAACACTCATTCTAAAAAATCAGCATGCATCCATCATTGAACACTTGAAAGGCCAATACAATGCAACACTTAAGAATAAAGACACTGCTATTACTAACAGCAATGCTATGCGTGACAGCCTGCGCAGGAAACTTGCCGATGCCACCAAAGGATTGCCCGAACATTCAGGTGGATCTATCAGACTTGCCGAAGTCGGGGCAGACAGCAACGCAACCAATACTGGACAAAATGAGTACATCCAAGAATTAGAGTACGCATGCGCTATGACCACGGCTGAATACAATACGCTTTATGATCGGTGTGATGCTGCTAATAAAGTCAAGGTGGATAAGTAGGACGGTGGTTCGATTCCTGATTTAAAAAATTAACTAAATGCCAGCTTTTTGCCAGCATTTAGCTAAAGTCTAATAGGCACGGTTAATCCTGCGGGTTCGATTCCCGCCTGCTCCACCATTTTTAAAGTAGTGAAATGTAGTATAAATCAGTTAGTTACGTGTTTTTTGTCAAGGTTAAAGCTGTCATTTTAATGACAATATTTGGGGTGGTTTAGGGCTGATTTACCACTTTAATGACAGCTTTTTTGACAGCATTTTTGCTGAACATTTCAACGGCTTTATTGCCTGCTTCTGGAATAGAGTCGTTGATATATTTTGCATATACCTTTCTTAGCATTCCCCAATCAGAGTGACCAATTTGTTGAGCTAGCCATGCGATTGATTCGCCTGCAGTAAGCATCATGCTGGCGTATGTATGGCGCGTTTGATATGGCCTTCTGTATCTCACTTTTGCAAGTTTCAAAGCACTTACCCAGATATTCTTTCTAATGGCTTGGTCGCCAGTCCAGCGCTCTTTTGTGCGTGGGTTTTGGAATATCTCTTTATTGTTTAGATAGGTGTATTGTTTTTGATCTAGCAGGGCTTCCATAGCTGGCGCCAAAAGTTTTACCTCACGGTTGCCAGCATTTGTTTTTGGGTTTTCTGCTTCATCAGCTGCTTGAGTGAGTGCTTTAGTCACAAATATGCTGCCACGCTGCCAGTCAATGTCAGTCCAATCTAGGGCCACTAATTCGCTCGTGCGTAAGCCAGTCCAGAAAAAGAACTGCACCATATTTCTAGCTTGTCCATCGAGGACGCTTAGTATTGCTTCTTGCTCTTCCTGGCTAAATGGCTGCACGTCACTTTCTTTTTTCGGTGCCTCTTTGTTTTCGTATGTCCAGCCGTATAGTGGGTTGATTTCAATTAGCTCGTCATCTACTGCATCCTGAAGTGCTTTTCTGAATACGCTTAGAATGTTGGATATGCGCTTGTTGCTGCACCCCATGTCTTTAACCCAATTCTTAATGTCTACTCTCTTAATTTCAGATAGTAGTTTTCCGTTGAATTGAGGAATGATTAGGTGGTTGATCGTTTTTCTGTAGTCGTTGTAGGTAGACGACTTGAGTTGTTTTTCTTGCGCTTCAAGCCAATCATCGAGGTATGCTTGAATTTCAGTTGCTTCACCTGGTGAATCTACAAACTGGAATTTTCGTTTTGAATCTGGAAAAGTAACGGCGTAGTTAAATGATCCTTTTTCAATAGAATCAAGTATCGCGCCTAGGTGGTTTGCTACGCGGCGATCATTAGCGGGGGAGGGCTTGAGCTTAATTCTTTCCCTGCACCTGATGCCCTGATAGGTAAAGGCGATTTCGTAGCTCGTTTCTGACGCTTTGCGGATGCCATTCCCATTTCTACCCATTCGTTATATCCTTCAACGCTCATTAATATTCTGTTGTCCGGGGCTTTGCTCCAAACTTTATTTTCAAGCCAGACCCCATCGCGGATTTTAGTACGAACAGCATCCTCTGTGTAACCAGTTTCATCGCAGAACTTAGCAATGGTTACGTACTTAAACATTTATGCGGTAACCTCAACTTGCTTTACTGCATTACGTTTGATAAGGGCGCGGATTTGTCTAGCGCAGTCTTTTACTGCATCATTCCACTCATTGTCAGCCCAAGACATTAAATTATCATCACAAATCTTAGCCGCCTCTTCCAGCGCATCAGCAACGGCTTTTCTGGTAAGCTCTCCTTGTTCTTGAGTTTGTTGTGGGGATAGGTAAACAGGGAAATATCCCTCTTTATTTTCGTAAGCTATATCAAAACCTTCTTCACGACCATCTTCATTATTTGCATCAATGCTGTAAAATTTAAGCCAAGCCACAGCCTCACCACTAATTACTGGCGCGTTGGATAGAATGGCGTTTAACTTATCCCATTCAACCGCATCGCGTCTAAATACGCCAAATATGGCCTCTTGCTTCAAAGCTTCAACATCACCGCGGCTAATCATCACTAAATCATTTTGGTTACTCACTTCTGGCACATTCCGCGCTAGTGTTAGCTCTGCGAATTTTACTAACTCCTCTGTTATATAAACAGACGCTATCCTTCCTTCAGCAAAAATAGAACTATCATTAGTATAAAACCCTGCCGCTTTTGCATCTTCTATCACGCTATTCGGTATGTTCATTTTTAATCCTTCCAGCAACTAATCGCCACGTTGTCTGATGTGGTCATGTACGCGCATGTAACGCCTGCCTTTGGGCTTGTTAAACTAACTGGTGTAGATACGGCTGTTAAATATCTGAATGCGTATGTCATGGCAATTACAAATAAAACTATTAAACAAGTTGAAACAATGTAAAAAATAACTGTGTTTTTCATTTAACTTCCCTCAACACTTTCTTAGCCTTAGCTATCTTCTCTGGCACTTGCCCATGAAACTTCATGCCCTTTAGTGCGCCTAGTAATTCAGCCAGCGCGGTGCGTAGTTGTTCTTTTTCGGTCATAGCCATGCTGATACTCTTTTACTTAGCAATATGGGTGGTTACATGGCCTTCGACCGTTACCGTTCCGCGCTTTGTTTCTGTCGTTTTATGCTCAATTGCTTGTGCTGCAGTTGGCGGTGGTAGACTTGCTGGCGCTGTTGGTTTGTGAAAGAACTGTGTATCGATGCTGCCATTCACACGCGCAAAATCAATCTCAGCTTTGGCTGTATCAACAATCACATCGCCTACCTGGCAAATCGCTCTAGCTCTATCGATATCCATTGGGTTATCTTTATCTTGCAAGGCCGTTAGCGTGTTAAACAGGTGCGATCTGAGTGCTTGAATGTCGTTGTTCATGTTCTTTCCTTTGTTTGTTAATTTGCCGTGTAATGGCGCCTTTTAACTGTGCTACCTGGGCAAATTCTTTGCCGTACTTCTTAGGGTGGTTGCGATGTGCGTTTTCTGCTTTGTTCATCAACCTTAAATTTGTGATCTCAACATTGAGCTTGTTGCCATCTATAAATGAAACCATGTGGCCGTCTGGAATCTTGCCGTTGCATCGCTCCCAAACAACACGGCTTACTGATTTCCATTGGCGTGGTCCTTCTGCCATTTTTACTTCTAAATAACCGTCTTCAACTATTCTGTAAGTGCCAACAGGTTTGCGGTTTGGTGATGCTTGCCCTGGCTTAAATTGCGTATTTATCGAGTTTTGGTGTGGCTTTATTTTCTTACCCTTATTAGCCGGTACTTGGCCTTTTTTAAACCTAAAAGCTTTGCCAGCGTTGTTATCGTGCTTTAGGCTGCCAGACATTGGGCTGTCTTTAAACCATTGCGATTTGCTTACATTAAGCCTGCCTGCAATATTGAATATTTGGCACTTGTTGGCATTAAACAGCTTTGCAATTGCTTCTGTACGGCTGCAAGGGTAGAGCATGGCTATCATGCGTTTGTCTTCATCTGTCCAGATACGCTTTTTAGCTATTTTGTTAAGTGATTTAGTCACGCTGCTACCTTTTCACCACGCTCTTCAAACTCGTAAAAATCCTCTACAACTTTTGAGCCGATGGCGTTGTACACTTTTGCATCTGCCATTAAGAAAAGTTTGCGTTGTATGTCCAGCACCTTTTCTGCTTCAACAATCGTTTCCATGTCCATAGTTTGCCCAATGCGTAATTTTGAAAGCAGCTTGCGCATTGGTTTGTCGTTGTAATTTGGCATGTAGTGTGTTGCCAGCTCTGCAAAGAAGTTAACCCATTCAGTAGCCACTTGCAGTAGGTAGCAGATCGTGCCATCCGCTTTTTGATACACCAGCACCCATTCACCGTTTTTAGGGTCTTTAGCCTCTAGCACTTCATCGTTTTTTAACTTGCGAAATACGGCTTCAATCTCTTCAAAATCCTCTTTCATTGCTATCAGGCGGATATGTCGAGAGCTGCCAGCTGGCTTTGGTCTGTATTTTTTGCGTGGCTTTTTCATTTTTTCACCCAGAGTTTATGCGCCCACATACTTGCAATGATGGCAAATGGGCCAGACGTTAAGTAGGCCGCTATTTCCATCGCTCCGGCTTGTGGTACTGTTTTAAATAAAACAAGGTTAGATACCGCAATAGCAAAGCTGGTAAAGAACGCTGCTTTGTAATGGCCGTTGTTTACGTTTAGGCTTTGAAATCCCAGCGCGAACACTAAAATAAACGTGCTGCCGAAGATGATGAGTGCGGTCATGCTGCTGCCTTTGTTTGCAATGCTAAAACTTCAAGCTCGTTGGCTTTAATATTGGCAATATGCAGGTGTAGTAAATCAATAATCGCTTGTGCTTTATCTGCGTCTAAGTCTGCTTGCCAGTGAGCATCACCAGCCCATATGCTAATTACGGAATTGACATAATCTTTGCCTTCCACCGTCCAGGTGGATAAGTCCATTTTTGAATTGTTTAATCCTATTGATAATCTTTTTGAATTTAAGATTACTGAGCTCATATTGTTCTCCCTGCGTAATTCCATGCATTTTTAAGTGTGTGATGGCCGTGGTTCATGTAGTAATGGGTATATCTGATTCTTTGAATCAACTTGCCATGACTGACCCATGAAGCAAGGTACCCAAGTGCAAAGGCAGTCATTGCAATTGCTAAGTAGTGTGTTTTGATAAACTCAACCATGATTAAGCACACTCGGCACTAACGTTAGCCATCATTTGGCGATGTGCCTCAAGCGATACCACGTTGCTTGGCTTTGGTTCAGGGCGATGCACTACCCGAAGGCCAAGCGCTTTTGCTTCGTCAATAATGGTTTGAACGGTGCGAATATTCGTGTTTTCTGCAATTTGTAAATGAATGGTTTGCATGGTTTACCTTAAATTTTGTTGTACCAATATTCTTGTGCAGGTTTTGCACGAGAATTTTTCGGTATTGGCTGCTGCGGTGTTTTGCGTTGTGCCAGCCTAGTTAAACAAGTCACCAATGCTTTACTCTGCATGGCGCGTTCAAACGTGTAGCCCAACCTAGGGAGCTGTGATGTATTAAATGCGATTTGTAAGTCTGCTGTTGCTGGCATTTTTCAAACTCCTAAATTACGGTTTAGGTGGCGCGTTTGAAATAATATACAAGTAAGCTTGTATTTATGTCAACAAGTTTAATTGTATTTGTGATTAAACTTAACTAATTATTTTCAAAATAAAATTTTTGTTGTGGAATTTAGGCAATAAAAAACCGCCTCAGTGGGCGGGTTTGGTGAGGTGTCCGATTTAAGCGGATAACTGGAGGGGCTTAAACCCCACTCATATGGCGGGTTGTATTAGCAAATTAGTGTTATTTTTGTTCAATTATTTCTTCAGTTTTAATTTTTGGTCTTAAGATTGATAGTCCATAAGTAAACGAACCAAATGGTTGTCTGCCAGTTAACCATAACACTGCTTCTCTAATTGCGCCATAAAGTACATTGTGAGCGGTAATGGATACTCCTCTTCTAGCTTCATCTTCAGGCAATGTTGGATCTGCTGTAAAAAAAGCAATGCATTCCATGTCGATGAAGTAGGGGGCGTCAGCTGATTTTTCAGCGTTTAGCACAGATGTCATTCTGGTAAAGTATTTACTCTCGTCGCCTTCTATTTTTGTAATTTCAATGTTGTTAACTGGTTTTGCATCAATCTCTTTTTCACTTCCTATAGGGTAGTCTGGCATTGACTCAACAAAAGATTTTGTGAAGTAAATTTCCAATAAATTTATTGGGTGTGAAGCGTTTGCTTTATCCATTGTTTACACCTAGTATTTCACAGTCATTTGCTGCCTCTGTTGCGTATAAGAAGTCTGTCTTCGATACGCTTGAATGAACGTTCTTATTTCTTTTAGGTATGGCATTTAATGCTATCCATGATCTGGCGGACTCTCTATCATCGATAATCGAGATATGTAGTTTTGCGTTTGCTGCTCTGGTAGCCTTCACCATTGATTCAATGGTGAAGTTAGCATCACCTTTAAGAATTTTAGTGATATATGCCGGGCTTGTTCCTAATTTATCAGCCATATCCCTATTGGTCATTTTTGATGCTTTGATAAATTTGCTAAGTTCAAAAGCAAAATCCATTTTTGCTTTTTCAACCCAGTAACTATCAGTTAGTTTTGCTTTTTCAAGAAAGCTACTTAATTTTTTGCTAATCTTCATCTTCTACCACCGTAATTGAATTCGTTTCAATTGCTTGTGCATATTGTTTTTTATAACCTATAGCTTTAATCACTGACGGTTTGTCTGCTTTTTGCTGTTTTTTAATGACGCCAGTGGTGCACACTGCAATTTGATTGTTTACTCCCTTAAAGAAAAATAACCTTAATTTCCCTTTAGTAAACTCATATATACCTTCTTGTTTATTGGCTTCATGAACCCATGATGCGCCATTGAGCCCATTTTCAGCTATATGTTGCAGGATAATAGATAAGCCTTCTCGCGATGCTTGGGTTGTTGCTTCGCCGTTTTCTAAAAAGTCTTCAGTTGGGCAATTATCTCCATCCATAACTGCTACAACGTCATGTTTGTCTGAATATAAAACTTTTACCTTCAAAATGTTAACCTATAAGTTAATTTTAGGCAAATATATATCATTGTGGTTCATTCTCATTTTAAATTCCAATATCTCTCAGCACCCTTTACGCTCCCACTTATCTTTAGCCTTTGCATCGGCCTTAGTCTGCCATTGCATATTGCTTGGATGATCTGCACCGCCACAAGCAAGTGCTTGAACGTGGTCTATTATGTAGCCTGGGCATGAGCCTTTGCTGCGTCCAGTAGCAGGGCAGGGCTGCGACTGTTTGAACTGGCTCTTTGCTTTGTAGCTGCGCCGGTATTCAGCTTGGGCTGAAAATGAGCTAAAAGTGAGTAAAATTATCAGTAAATATTTCAATTAAGCTTGTTGATCTTAATTAAAGATTTTATGACTTGTCTTTTATTGTTGCATGCAAATCTTCAATGGCTTTTCTTAGGGCTTTTTGCTCTCTAATCGACTCTTCTATCAATGGCTTGGTGCCAAATATTGCAAAAGGGAGGCAAAACCATAGAATTGCCAGGACCACTAAGAATAAAACAATGATCAACAGTAGTAAGGGATTTATTGTGCTCATTTTAAGCCTTCTTATTTATTGTGAATTTTCAATTGGCTTTGGTTTGGCTTATATTTTTAACTGCTTTTAGGTGAATTAATCGCTCCAAGATGTAATAATCCCATTATCAGTGTAGATATAAGTTCTGTTGTAAACAAATTGAATTGACGTGCCGCTTGCACTGACTCTTCTGTTGTATCTTTCAGGTAGGCCATATGCAGCAAAAATATCGCATTCATAGCCATTAATTTTTATTTGCTTGTTCCTAATTGATATTTCATCGTATTTAGTCCCGCGACGTTTTAAATCAAGAAGAATATTTTTGAATCCATCATTATTTGAATACTTCCCAGCTTTAATGCATACTTCATGCTCTTTTAACTGCGCTAAATTTTCTGGTAGAAGTTCTTTTTTGATACGTTCAGATTTCTTTTCTGCCGCGATTTTTTCTCTACGGATTTTTTCAGCTGCCGCCTTCTTTCTGTCAGCTTTAGCCGATTTTTCATCTATTATTGCTTGTTTTGCTTTAGCTTCTTTTTCTGCTTTTTCAGCTGCAATTGGATCATAACCACCGCCTGTGTAGTAGTCTTCCGCATTCGCGCTTAAAGAAAATATTAATAAAAGTGACAAGCCAAAGATTGTTAAGACGGTTGTTTTTTCTTTCATTTCTATATCACTTCGCTTTGCTTATGTACGATTCTGCCGATGATTAAGCAAAAGTCACCGGCGCATTCTTTACGTGGGTATTTTCGCTGATCCGGGTTGTCTGATGACAGCCACCACGTGCCTGAATCCCTCATCATGCGCTTTACTAACAGCTCGCCTTCATAGTTGACTGCAAATGCAATGCCATCTACCGGAGTGGTGTCTTCTGTATTGATGACTATAGTGTCGCCGTCATTCATCCCTGGCGACATGCTATCCCCTTTAACGCTGGTTGCCAGAAGTTTAGAAGGTTTATAGCCTCTGGATTCAAACCATTGGCGCTGCATGACGATAGGGGATTTATCTTCAACATCATGCTCTATACTAAAGCCAAAAATGCCAGCGGATAGTTTTAAATTGACTCTTCTGATTGAAGGGTATTCTGGATTGTCTACTAAACTAATAGGCTCAACTTTATATTCAGATAGTGTTTGCTTTGTGTATAGGTTGGTTGAATGACTATTTGTCATGTCGCCTTTGCCAGTGGCAAGCCATTCTGGTGAAACCATACATGCCATAGCAAGCTGCACAACAAATTCAGTGCCTTTATTAACACCGCTTTCTAGTTGTGAAATATTTTGTTGTGACATTAACCCGTTAAGCTTGGATACAAGCTCTTTTTGGCTAAGCCCAGCATGCTTTCTTGCAGCTTTTAATCGCAACCCTATAGTCATAAAAATTAGGTTATCCCCAAATTTTTTAGCAGTCAAACAAGTAATATTGTTGACATCAATACAAGTATGCTTGTATATTTGAGCCATGAACAATCCTTTAGACAAAGTTATTGAAATAATTGGCGGCCAAAGAGCATTGGCTAATGCTATAGGAAATGGCGTAAAACAAGGTCACGTATGGAATTGGCTCAATATAACCACTGAGGGTATTCCAGCTAGACACGTAATCCCTGCATGTTCTGCTATTAACTGGCAGGTTACTCCACATGAGCTTCGCCCAGATCTCTACCCGCATCCTGATGACGGTTTGCCAGAACATATGAGGCATGCAGCATGATGCAACCATGGGGAGGCGCTGCAGCATACATTGCTAAATCGCAGAGAAGATCTCATCAATCGCACCGCGCGCAATCTGCTGGAATTCGACGTCCATATTCGCGTTGTCCATATGTTCGGTTAAAGCGTCATAAGCAATTGTCATCAGCCGTTTCTTTGAAGCTGGGGCTATTCTCAGTAGTGGCAAAAGAACCCTGCTACTCATTGCCAATGCTTCATGCCTGGCATGCAAAGCGCGGTGAGCGTCTTCTAATGCTGATAATCGTTTCTCAAGTGACATTTGTACTCTCTTTACTTTTGTTTACTAATTAATGTGGGTCGATTATGTCTAGCTTATCTATCAATAAACACGTTACTTTTTAAGGAAATACACGTTGACTATTTCACATTTAGCGTATCGCCTAGCGCATGAATTTAAGGGCGGGATTGTCGGCCTCGCTTCTTTGATGGGCCGTGGCGATAAGGTGTTGGCAAGCAAGCTAAACCCCAACACTCAAACACACCATTTGACTATTGATGAGCTGGAAATGATGGGTGACTTTACTGATACCAATTATCAGCTGGCGCAATACTTCGCAGATAAGTGCAATGCCGTGGTCTTTAAGCTCCCTAATGTAATAGACCAGGGAGATATGAACCTGTTGGACTCATACATGCAGATCATGAAAGAGATGGGGGAGTTAGCAGCTGAGTTTCAAAACTCTTATGCAGATGGGTCAATTGATAGAAAAGAGTTTGCGCGTATATGCGCAGAGGTAACAGGCGTGCAAGCCAGGCTATTAGCATTCCAAAGTACGATTGAAAGCAAGGTTGTATGACAGACGTTTATGACAAAGCAACAGATATTGAGATGCGTGAGCGCGAATTATCTTTAGCAATAGTAAGAGCACAAGCCAGCAAACCAGCATTAAAGCCTATAGGCCATTGCTATAACTGTGATGAAGTTTTAATTGGTAGTGCTGTGTTTTGTGATGAGCATTGCCGTGATGACTGGCAGCTTAGATTAACTCGTAAGAAGTAGTAGCCCCGCACCCCGTGCATAGATTAAAGGAAGTTTTAAGATGATTTCATATTTCAGTAAGCCAGTGTTTAAGTTTTCAAAAGGTACTCCCGGAGATGTTTCATTACGGGTCGAAACGAGCGCGAAATACCGCTAGGTTTTGAATATTTAGATTACTGAAATTTGGCAGGGATTAAGCATGGTTAGTTTAACAATAAAAGCGGACTTCAAAGATTTGCAGAAGCGTCTTAAATCTATTCCGGAAAATATACAAAAAAAGGTAATACCTGCTGCACTCAACAAAGTGGTTGCCAAAGCAAATACTGAAATGGTGCGAGGCATTACTTCAGAATTTAACATTAAGGCTTCAGAGGTTCGAGAAAATTTACGCGTTACCAAAGCTAGGAGTGTTGGAGGTAACTGGGTTGCATCTTTGGACCCTAACGTAAAAGCTAGGCGTGGTCGTGGTTTTAACTTGATCAGATTTGCTGAAAAGAAAGTTTCTTTAGCTGAAGGCCGTAGGAGAAAAAAAGCTGGCACTCAGAACGATCTTAGATTCCAGATTAAAAAAGGCTCGTCAGGAAAAGTAATTAAAGGTGCTTTTCTTGGTAACAACGGACGCACCGTGTTTGCTCGTATTGGTAAAGAAAGATTGCCAATTAAAGCATTGACCACGATTGATGTTCCTCAAATGTTCAACACTAAGCGTATTAGCAAAAGAGTGATTGATCGTATCAATGCTGAAATGATTATTGAGTTTGACAGGGCAATTAATCTGCAACTTAGTAAGGCTGGCAAATGAGTTGGATTAACTATGATGATGTAATCGGTACGCTAGTTAGCCATGACTTTATTCTAAGCAGTCTTGATATTGGGGTTATGAGGCGAGTTAAACGTGAGGGCCACGGGCAAAAAGGCTGGTACGTTGTGCATGAGATTACATTGGATGATGGTCGTCATGCGTTGATTGGTTCTTTTGGCTACTGGTTTGGTGGTGAGGCTTACAGTGAAAAAATCGCGCCTGGGGCTGAAGTTAAGTTAAGCAAGGATCAGCTGGCTGCTATTAAGAAGCAACATGCAGAAGCGCAAAAACGTGAAAAGCTCAAGCGCGAACAGGATGCAGAAAAGGCCGCAAAGATGGCTGCTATTGCCTGGCACAAATATGTGCCTGAGGGGGAAAGTAGTTATCTGAATCGAAAAGGTGTGCGCTCTCATGGGTTGAGGTTTGCCCCATCTGGAAACGGTACAGTTGCGGTGCCAATGAAGGACACTAAAGGCAAAGTATGGGGGTTGCAAATCATTCGCGGAAAAGACCGCGGCACTAAGCTTGAAAAAGAATACTGGCCTAAAGGCCTTAATAAAAAATCACACTTTCATTTGTGTGGCAGCGTTTCTCTACAAACGCCAACAATATTAGTGGCTGAAGGTTATGCCACCGGCGCAAGTATTTATCAAGCGACAGAAATTCCTGTGGCAGTGGCTTTTGATGCAGGCAATCTTCAGCCAGTGGCAGAGTCGCTTCACAAAGAATATCCACGTGCACACATTTTAATTTGTGCTGACGATGATTATTTGAGTGAGGGAAATCCTGGATGTGCTGCAGCAGAGAAAGCAGCGCTTGCCGTGGGTGGGGCATGGGTTAAGCCTGATTTTCCATTTGACCGTGAAGGTAAAAAACTTACTGACTTCAATGACCTTGTTAACTTTCCTAACTGCTCTGAAAGCACCATTAGAGTGCAAATAGAGGATAAGCTCCACCAGCTTGGTTGGGGTTCTGTAGTGCCGCGTGCGGCTACTACACAGCAGGGGGGTGGGGATGATGCTAGAGGTACATTAAAGCCTTTGCTTGATGTGGGTGAGGCAGTTGATCGTTACAGCTTAATCTATGGTGCTGGCGGCACGATGTACGACCACCAAGAGGCAAGCTTGATACCAAAGTCTGATGTATTAGATATTTGTGTTGATCACGCCTGGCGTGAGTGGAAGTTACACCCAATGCGTAGTGTTGTGCGCTTAAGTGAGGTTGGCTTTGATCCTACCGAGAAAGATAAAAACATCATCTGCAATTTATGGGGTGGTTGGCCTACTGAGCCAAAAGCTGGGCAATGCGGAATCTTATTAAGTTTGCTTGAGCATCTTTGCAGTGGTGAAGAGTCTGGCAATAAAGAGGTTTACGAGTGGGTTTTGAAGTGGCTTGCATATCCGCTGCAAAACAAGGGCGCAAAAATGCGTACGGCACTCATTTTTCATGGTCCACAGGGTGCTGGTAAAAATCTATTTTTTGAAGCCTATGCGCAAATTTTTGGTAAATATTCTCGCATTGTTGGTCAGGCTGAAATTGATGATAAGTTTAATGATTGGGCTTCTGGCAAGTTATTCATGATTGCTGATGAGGTTGTCGCTAGGCAAGAGCTTTTCCACATTAAAAACAAAATAAAGGCGTTGATCACAGGTGACACGATTAGGATTAACCCTAAAAACGTGGCTGCACATGATGAAAAAAACCACGTCAATATCGTATTTTTATCTAATGAAAAACAACCGTTAGTGCTGGAAAAAGATGACAGGCGTTTTGCTGTGATCTGGACCCCAGAAAAACTTCACCCTAATTACTATTCTGATGTAGCTGAAGAGGTTGCGTGTGGGGGTATTGAAGCCCTGCATGATTATCTTTTGAACTTGCCACTTGGTGATTTTAACCAGCATAGCAAGCCACCGATGACTAAATCTAAGCAGGATCTGATTGATATTAATCTTGAGTCTGGCGACAGGTTCTTGCAGGAGTGGACCGCTAGTGAGCTTGATCTTCCTGTCTGCCCATGCTTAAGCGAGGATTTATATAAAGCATATACAGATTGGGCTAAGCGTAATGGTGTGGTTAGACCTCGTGAGCTTAATCAGTTGATAGGCAATATTGTGAAAATGAGTGGCTGGTCACGCAGTAAGCCGCGCATATATTCAAATTATCACTTTACTGGTGAGGCAAAGCAGCGTGCTGTGATTTATCCACCTGAAGATTTTATTTCAGAAAAGCAGTTAAAAAAACCTGATTCTACTGAATCTCAATGGGTAACAACTTGCGTACTTGATTTTAAAGAAGCATTGAGGCCACAAAATGATTAGAAATGTGATGGGTGTGATGGGCTATGTGACGGGGTATGTGATGGGCAAACACCGCGCCAATATTGGTTTGTTACGGGTGTTACGGGGTTTCATGTGTGCGCGTACACGTAGTGATATTAATACTAATATTTTAATAATTAATTCTCACGCACACGAGCAACACCCCATCACACCCATCACACCCATCACACGCCTTTATACATGCGCCTTGCGGATGTTACGGGGTACATATGACCCCATCACACCCCATCACACTACTTTTACTATATGAAAGAGAAAAGTATTAAAGAAGTAGTAGATGAATTTAGATCTTCTTTTGGTGCTGTGGAGTTTAAAGCGACTAATTTTGAAACTGGTCAAGTTGGTGGCAGTAAGCATTGGGTTGAATCACTGCCTCCAAGGTTAGAAATAAATGGTGCTGATTATTTAGCACTTGGTGAGTTAAGTAAGCAAATGCCGGCAGATGGAGTTGTTGCTGGGTTATTAAAAATTGAATTAGGTAAACGATAAATGGCAGAACAGACATTAAAAGCAGTAGCGAATAAAGAAAAGTGCGAGGGCATTAGATGCGCGTTCAAAGCGTCATGTGGTCGTTACCTTAGGCCTGAAGCAGAAAATCAGTCTTGGGCCGCGTTTTACGCATTGGCTGGTGATGATTGTGATGCGTTTGAAGTAGTAGTGCCGAAGTAGATTCGGATTTTAATCTACATATAAGGAGGTTTTATGAGTTTTATTTTTAAGTTAAATGCGAACGTGAAAATTAACATTTCTGGTGAGGTTGGATTAGTTGTAGGGCGTGCTGAGTACCCTACGGCTGAGAATAATTACTACATCAGATACAAATCAACAGATGGCCGCGCAGTTGAAGCATGGTGGACTGAAAGTGCACTTTCTTTAGCTGAATAAAAAATGACCATCGAAACCAAAAGCCAATTTGCTAAGCGCATTCAGCGTGCGCCAAGTTATATCACTGAGCTGATTAATCATGGGCGCATTGTGCTTACTGAGGATGGTAAGCGCGTTGAGGTTGAGGCTTCAATTGCAAAAATAGAGGCCACAGCAAGCGGGGCTAAACCATCCGTGGCAGCACGCCATGAGGAAGAGCGTAAAGGTATGAAGCCTGCTCGAAAAAAACGCAAGGTGGCAGAGGTTGAAGAGGGTAGTCGTCAATATTACGAGCGCACATTGCAGCAAGTGAAAAACGACCATAAGGCACTTGAGTTTGATTTAGTGCTAGGAAAACGTTTTTTAATTGCGGATGTGCGCCGTGAAGCCCAGGCATTGGGTAACACGCTCAGGGCAAGTTTAGAGCGATTGGTTGATCAAACTGCTCCGCGTTTAGCTGTGACTAAAGACGCTGGATTGAGACATAGGATTTTAGAGGAAGAAATTAAGAAACTGAGTCGCGTAATTAAAGCAGAGTTTCCACGCGCTATGCGCAGATTGAGAAAGGGTTAATTGTGAGTGCTGCGCTAACATCAATGCCAGATTTAAAAACGCAAGAAGCTAAGCTTAATGCAACGATCGCGCTTAAGCAGTATCAGCAGGCGCAGGATGAAAGCTGCTTGTCTGGTGAGGTGGTGATGTCTGCCATGCGCGTGCGTAGTTTAATGTTGAGCATTACCAATAAAATGCAAAGCGCGTTGATGGATGCAATCGAAAATACACACGATGAAACACGCACCCACTATTTAATGACAGATTGTTTGCTGGATTTAATGCACTCATTATCTACGCAAATAGATAACACTAATACCCCACTACCTGAGTTTAACGAATATTTTAAGCGTGGTGCAAAGCCTCGCGATTTAATTACAGTAAGCCAATGGGCAGATCGTAACCGTTGGCTAGAAAGCGGTACCAACTTACCTGGACGTTGGAATACTGCCACTACACCATACCTGCGCGAAATTATGGACGACCTAAGCGAGCACAGCCCTGTGCGCAGTGTGACGTTCATTAAATCATCTGGCGTAGGTGGTACTGAGGTGATGTATAACTGGGTAGGTTACATCATGCATCACCTTCAAAATAAAGATTTGCTGTGCGTAGTGCCAACATTGGAGCTACGCGAGCGTTCACTTAACCCACGTTTAAGCAAAATGATGGAAGAAACGCCAGTGCTTAAAGAGCTGGTGAATAAATCCACACGCAATAAAGCCAATCGTGGCGACCTTTTGGAATATGGCGCACGTGCTCGCATTATCAAAGCAGGCGCAAATTCACCAGATAGTTTGCGTAGTGATCACTTGCCGTATGTAGAGGCCGACGAGGTAGATGCATTCCCTTGGGATGTAGGCGGTGAAGGCGACCCGATGACGTTGATTGAAAACCGTCAGCGCACATTTAGTCGTGCAAAAAGCTACTTTGTGAGTACCCCTACAAAAGATGAAGCCTCGCGAATTGATATTTTATATAAGCGTAGTGATATGCGCCGCTATCACGTGCCATGCCCACATTGCGGTGAATTTCAAACTCTTAAGTTTGGCGGTAAGGACTTTGCTTATGGCCTTAAATGGAAAATGTCTTTGCCTATAGATGATGAGCCAGCTCAAGTGGAGTCTGTGCAGTATTTATGCGAGCACTGCGGTGTTTACATCGATGAAGGGCATAAAACTGAAATGCTGGCAAAAGGGCGTTGGATTGCTGAGCGTCCTAGTATCAAGCTGCATCATGGCTACCATTTAAATGCACTGTATTCCCCAGTTGGTTTAGGGATTGGCTGGCGTGCCATTGTTGAAAAGTGGCTGCAATGCCAGGGTGATAGTTCTGAGCTGAAAGCATTTATCAACACCTATTTGGGTGAAGTGTTTAAAGAGCAAGGTGATCAGCAAGATCCTACTGCACTCATCATGCGACTTGAAGTTTACGACAATCCATCTATCGCATTCAAAACTGCAGGGGTGGACGTACAAAAAGACCGGCTAGAAGTCACGATTGATGGGTGGGGTAAAGATGAGGAGAACTGGACACTTAATCATCTGGTAATCCCTGGTGATACAGCTGCACAAGATGTTTGGGATGAGTTAGACGAAGTATTGCGTGAGGCTGGCGTTCGACTGGCTGCGATTGACTCAGGCTACAACACAAGCATGGTGTATGCGTTCTGTGAAAAGCGCAAATGGTGTGTGGCGATTAAAGGGGTTGAAGGTGCTGGACGTCCGTTAATCGAAGATGAGAAAAAGCGTCGCGCCCGCTTACGTGCAAAGCGTAAGCGCGGGGTGCATGTTGAGCCCTTGGGTGTTGATCAAGGGAAGGCGCTGGTGTATTCGCGTTTAAAAATTACCACGCCTGGTCCTGGCTACATTCATTATCCGCAAGAGCCAGACTTTGATGATGAATATTTTGCGCAGCTTACCGCTGAAAAGCTAGTGACCAAGATGCGGGGCCAGCGTCCTATTTTAGAGTGGGTTAAAACACGCCCACGTAATGAGGCGATTGACTGCAAAGTTTATTCATTTGCTGCCATGCGCTTATGTGCTGTTGATTTGAGTAAGTACGTAATTCCAACTAGTGGTCAAGCTGCACCGCTTGTCTCTACCCGAAAACCAAGACGCAGAATGATTGCAAGGAAATAGCAATGAGTGAATTTGATATTAAAAAAATAGAAGACCAGTCTCATGTTGAATCTAACGATATTGTGTTGGATATATTGCAGCGTATTTATTCTGTATTTAAAGCAGAAGGGGCGCTCACCACGGCACATTTTGAGCAAATAGAGCGTGAAGTGAGGCAAGACTGGAATGGTGAGCGACCATATATCGGCAAAAAACAAGTCACGCAAGATTACTACTCAAAACGCAGAATTGAAATTGTACGCATGGCCCGCGCTGGCGAAAGCTTTACCTTTATTGGCAGGCGTTTTGGTATATCGCGCGTGCGCGCTTATCAGATTTATATGGGGGATTAAACTATGGGTGCCGGATATAAAAACGAAATAGTTACAGAATTATTTGTGATAGGTAGCACATTCAAATTTTGGCATTACGTTTATTATGAGAGGAAATAACCATGTCAACCAACGACATCACCGGTGATCGCATTGCCAGCAAAATGCCAAGCAAGGCGTTTGAACAAAACTATGACCAAATTGAAAAAACATGGCGCAAGCACGATGGCTCAAACATCGCACCCGTGCCACCGCACCAACTGGTTAAAATTGAAACCTACACGCCAAAATGCCAAAGCACCTATCTTGCGCGTGATGTAAATTGGTCGTGCGTGAAGTGGTATGCATTGGCTTAACCGTTAAGCTTTCGCCTTAAAACTTTACAAACACTCATGCACTATGTGTGCATGGCTCAAACTATCCCTCCATCAGAACCGCTTGAATTTAGAGCGGGCGACACCGTTGCATGGACTAAATCACTGGCTGACTTTTCAGCCGCTGACGGCTGGGTGCTCAATTACCGCTTTATCAATGCCGCAGGCAAGTTTGATATTACCGGCACCGCATCAGGCACTATTCATGCCATTAATGTAAGCGCGGCCACCACTGGCGCATATGCTGGTGGCGTGTATAGCTGGCAGGCCTATGTTACCAAAGGCGCAGAGCGTTACACCATAGGCCACGGCAACACCACTGTTTTATCAAACCTTGCAGGCGAGGTTGCTGGATATGACACGCGCAGCAGTGCGCGCAAATGTTTAGATCAGCTCGATGCAGCGCTTGCCACCTATGGCAAAAAAGCCTACACGCAAAGCTACAGCATTGCAGGGCGCACCATGTCGTTTCAATCGCCTGGCGAGTTTTTGGCGTTTCGCTCAAAAGTGCAGCAAGAGGTCAACCGAGAAACAGCCGCCACGCGCATTCGCAATGGCTTATCGGCGCGCAATAAATCCACGATTGGTTTTTAATGGCTAACATATTCACCCGGCTTTTTACAAAAGCACCAAAAACTACCGGCAAAGCGTATCAGTTTCGCCGTTTTAATGCTGCCGTGGTCGATAGACTCACCGCAAACTGGTTCACTACCACCAACAGCATCAACCAAGAATTAAAAAACGACCTCGACAAACTCCGCGCACGCTCGCGCGACCTTGCAAAAAATAACGACTACGCAAAAAAATTCATCAATATGGTGGTAGCTAACGTTGTGGGGCCAAACGGCTTTAACCTGCAAGCGCGTGTCATGAGCAACGACACCACGCAAGACAAACCCGCAAACGATGCTATTGAGGCCGCGTTTTACGAGTGGTCTAAAAAAGGCGTGTGTGAAATATCCGGCCGCATGAGCTTTGCAGAATTTGAGCGCGCATTGGCGCGTTGCTTTAGCCGTGACGGTGAATATTTAGTGCGTGTGATTCGTGGCAAGGCTGCCAATAATCGATTTGGCTTTGCGCTACAACTGCTCGATGTTGACCGCCTAGACACCAGCCACAATGTAAAAGCCACCAGCACCAGCAATGCCGTGATTATGGGGGTTGAGGTTGATGCCTACCGCAAGCCGGTGGCATACCATATTTTTACCAGCCACCCGTCAGAAAACCACACCGGAAAACGCGTGCGCGAGCGCGTTCCAGCGGGCGACATTTACCACGACTTTATTTACGAGAACCCAGAGCAGGTGCGCGGGGTGCCGTGGATGAGCGCCAGCATGCTCACATTGCACCACTTGGGCGAGTTTGAACAAAGCGCGCTGATTGCAGCGCGTACAGGTGCCACCACGCTAGGTTTTATTGTTTCACCCGATGGCACAGCCATTGGTACAGATGACACCACCACGGCTGACCCAATCAGCATCAGCGTGCCTGGTGAATACGACACCCTGCCGGAAGGCTACGACTTTAAACCCTACGACACCAAATACCCAGACGCCATGTTAGGGCCATTTGTTAAAAACTTTTTACGCCGTGCATCCAGCGGGCTTAATGTAGCTTACAACGGCTTGGCCAATGATTTAGAAGGCGTGAATTTTTCAAGCATTAGGTCTGGAGTGATTGAAGAGCGCGAACAATGGATGACCATTCAAAGCTGGTTTATTGACTCATTCTTAAGCAAGATGTTTGAAGAGTGGATGAGCAGCGCATTGCTTATGGGGGCAATCACCCTGCCAAACGGTAGCGCATTGCCAGCTGGCAAGCTCAACAAATTTATTGCCCACACATGGCAAGGTCGCCGCTGGCAATGGGTAGACCCAATGAAAGACATCGAGGCCAATTTACTGGCCATTAAATCCGGTTTAAATTCACCTTACGTCATCGCCAGCCAAATGGGGCTAGATTTAGATGACGTGATGCAAGATTTAGCACGTGCCAATGCTGCCGCCTTAAAACTAGGCCTGCCAGCATTTGCCACGCCTGCACCAGTTGCCGCCACGCCCGTAAATGCTTCACAACCCGCGCCTGTAGATCAGGCAAAAGCCATTACCGAGCACGTGGCGGCGCCCGATGCGTTTCAAAAAGAAATGCTCAAAATCATGGAGCGCAGCTTTGATGCCAACCGCCAGCAAGCAGTCAATGTGCATGTAGGCATTGATAACGAGCACATGACAGGCATGGCGCGCGAGATTCAAACCGTGGCAGAAAACACACTCAAACAAATTCGTGAGGATGTACAAAACATGCCAATCGTAATCCCAGCGCCAATTGTCAACGTGGCAGCGCCAACGGTTAATGTATCTAACAACGTTGAGCCAACCCCCGTAACGCTTGAGGCAAAAATCATGCAGCCGGAAATCAATGTCAGCCTGCCAAAACGTAAAACCACTACTAAAGTCACACGCAATGACAATGGTGAAATTACAGGCTCAACAGCTGTTGAAGAGGATGTATAAGCATGGCTGATAACGCAATTGCCAATAATAACGGCTCACCTGTTACCTTTGCGACTGATGATATAGGCGCAGGGGTACAAGCACCACGCATGAAGTTGATGCTAGGTGCTGATGGGGTAGATGCTGGTAATGTATCAAGCGCAAATCCCATGCCTGTTTCTGGTGAGTTGGCGTTAGATGCACCAACCATATCAGCACTGACCACAGGTGGCGGATTAACAGACGCGCAGTTGCGCGCTTCAAGCGTTCCCGTGGCTGATTCTGCAATTGCCGCCTTAATCACCACGCTTTTAGGTTCAATACAATCACACAACTCGCCATTTGTTGATGGCACAGTTGGCCAGGTGATATTAGGCAAGCGCCGTGATAGCGATAGCACGTTAGTGGCTGATGGTGACTTAAATACCTTTAACATGGATGAAGAAGGTCGACTCAAGGTCGCTTCTAAACCTGCAAGCTATCCTGACATTACAGGTGATATTACAGCCATTCAAGCAACAATCGGCACGCCTGTAGTTGGCGGTACGGTTGCAGGTGATGTAAGCCGTTCATCTAACATCATGGCTTTTTGTACGGGTACATTTGCAGGTATAAACGTTAGCTTTGAAGGCAGCCTAGAGGCTACTGGTGACGCTAACTGGTTTGGTATTCAGGCGGTGCGATCTAATGCCAACACCATTGAAACTGCAACGGGTGCATTATCCGCTCAGCCTACTTATGGTTGGGAGTTATCAGTCAACGCATTAAAACGCGTAAGGGTGCGTTGTACAGCCAGAACAAGTGGCACACAGTCATGGCGTTTTGTGCAAGGCACTTATGCAACAGAGCCAATTCCAGCTGCTCAAGTATCAGCAACTCAGCCAGTATCTGGCACAGTCACGGCCACAGTAGGTGCGGCAACATTGGCATTGCCTACAACGGTGGCAGACGTAGCAAGTGCCGCATTAACAACCACAACCACCACGGCAGCACTTACGCCAACCGCTGGCGTTTCTTACAGCGTAGTTATTCCTGTGACTGTAGTTTCAGGCACAACACCAACGCTTGATGTCATGGTGCAGGAGTCAGACGATTCAGGCACTAACTGGTTCGATGTGTTTCAATTTCCACGCATTACGGCAACGGGTATCTATCGCTCACCTCCATTGAGGTTGCGTGGTAACCGCGTGCGCTATGTGCAAACCGTGGCTGGCACAACGCCATCGTTTACACGCGCCATCAACCGTTTGCAACTTCAATGTACAACGGATCAGTATTGCCAGCTATTTGACAGAGCCGTATCACTCACAATGCTTAATGCAACAACAACGGCATTAAACATACAAGGCACAAACAATGCCGATTTGGTGATTAACCTAGGCACAGCAACCACGCCACCAGCCATTCAGCTAGAAGGTTCAGACGATAATATCAACTGGTATGCGCTAGGTTCACCTTTAACTGGTGTGGCAAGTTCAACCGTGAAGTTATCTGTGAACAATATCCGCTGTGGCTTCTTACGTGCGAGAGTTTCGACCGTAGGCGTGACCGTTGTGGCTGGATATGTATTGATTAAGGGGTATTAAGATGCAGATTAAAGATATTCTAACTGGCAATATTTATGATGTTGATGGATCAGTCAATAAGATTGTGCATTGCCACAGCTTTGTGAATGATTTTGGTGTAACGGTCACCGTTCAGTTTGAAGAAAACACCACAGCAAATTCTTACTATGAAATAGTCGCTGAGTAATGATACCGTTTTTCTTTTTTGGGTTCTTTGACGCCAGTTCAGAGACACCACCAGAACCCACAACACCGGCTGCAGGTTCTGTATTCCCACGCAAAAAATATTTACCAACGTTTTGGGCACCAAGCACCGAGTGGCAAGACCCTGCCATTTATTACGCTAAAAAAGCCAAGCAAGAAGATGAATTTTTTATGCTGGCTATGCATTAGTTTTTGCCAATCACCACAACCGCCTTTGGGCGGTTTTTTATTGCCTGCACCTGTTAAGAGTTCGCCTTAAAAGTTTACAAGGCAAGTGTTTTCATAGCACCTATGAAGGAGCGTTCATGAAAACAATTAAACCAGGAACCAAAGAGCATCGCAGTTTTGCGGTGAGCCGTGAAGCCATCAACGAAGAATCACGCACCGTTGAGCTGGCGTTTTCATCAGAGGAGCCTTACGACCGTTATTGGGGGCGTGAGATTCTAGATCATAACCCTGCAAGTATTCGGCTTGGTCGCTTAACAGCGGGCGGGCCATTGTTAATGGACCATGACAGCCGCGACCATGTTGGTGTCATTGAATCTGTGCAGATCGGGGCTGACCGAGTAGGTCGCGCCGTGGTGCGTTTTGGAAAAAGCGCGCGTGCAGAAGAGATTTTCCAAGATGTGAAAGATGGCATTCGCCGCAGTGTGAGTGTTGGTTACGTGATCCACAAAGCCCAGTTGATAGAAAAAGGTGAAGAGGTTGACACCTATCGCGTCAACGATTGGGAGCCGTTTGAAGTATCCCTTGTATCTGTGCCTGCAGATGCCAGCGTTGGTGTTGGCCGCAGTATGGATGAAGAGAACCCTATTATCGAAATTCCTAATCAGGAGCAAAAGAAAATGACTATTGAAACAGTTGACGTGGCAGGCGCAGAAGCGCGTGGCGCACAAGGCTTGCAAGCACGTGTAAGCGAAATCATCAAAATTGGTGAGCAATACAAAGCAACAGATTTGGCAGCGCAATATGTGCGTGATGGCAAATCTGTGGATGACTTTAAATCTGCATTGCTAGAGCGTAAAGCATCAGCACCACAGCCAACAGCTGAAATCGGTTTGTCAGATAAAGAAGCAAAAAACTTCTCATTCTTACGTGCGATTAACGCATTGGCAAACCCAACAGACCGCAAGGCGCAAGAAGCTGCCAAGTTTGAGCGTGAGTGCTCAGATGCATTTGGTGCAAAAATGGGCCGCAGCGCACAAGGTTTTTATGTGCCAGTAGAGGTGCAAAAGCGTGACCTCGTAGTGGGCACACCAACAGCAGGCGGTAATGTAGTTGACACCTTGTTGCTGGCTTCAAGCTTTATTGACCTATTGCGTAACCGCATGCAAGTAGCACGCATGGGCGCTCAGTTTTTAACTGGCCTTACTGGCTCAATTGCTATTCCACGCCAAACAGGCGGCGCAACAGCGTATTGGGTGGCTGAGTCTGGCGCACCAACCGAATCACAACAAGCGTTTGACCAAGTAGCAATGTCACCAAAAACAGTGGGCGCATTCACTGACATTAGCCGTAAGTTGCTATTGCAATCAAGTATCGACATTGAAGGCTTTGTGCGTAATGACTTGGCTACAGTGTTGGCCTTGGCAATTGACCAAGCAGCCATCAGTGGTACAGGTGCATCAAACCAACCAACGGGGATTTTATCCACAGCTGGCATTGGTGATGTGGCAGGCGGTACAAATGGCCTTGCACCAACATGGGCGCACATTGTTGAGTTGTGGTCAGACATTGCAAATGCCAATGCAGATTTTGGCTCATTGGGTATTTTAACCAACAGCAAAGTGCACGGTAAATTGATGGGCACATTGAAATCAGCTGGCGTAGCAGGTTACATCGCTGAATCATTCCCAGATGGCCAAGGCTTGAGCAACTACGGTGGCGTGCGTGCTGGTATTTCAAACCAAGTGCCAAGCAACCTCACCAAAGGCACAAGCTCTGGTGTGTGTTCTGCAATCATCCACGGTAATTGGAATGACCTGATCATTGGTCAATGGGGCACATTAGATTTAATGGTTGACCCATACACAGGCTCAACAAGCGGCACAGTGCGCGTGGTGGCACTGCAAGATGTAGACATTGCAGTACGCAACGCGGTGTCATTCAGCGCAATGAAAGACGCATTGACAGTGTAGTGAAATAAGCAGGCGGCTAATGCCGCCTGCTTTGAATCGCAAAGGTTAAACATGAACATCATCCCAAACAGAAACATGCATCTTGATGGTAGGCGCGTTGAGGCTGGCAAGCTTGAAGAAGTAAGCCAAAGCCAAGGTGAGCTGGCGATTAAGCATGGCTGGGCTGTGAGTGCTGGCGAGGTTGTTGATTTTGCAAAAGGCGCACAAGACTCAAAAAGCGCGCTAATTGCAACAACAAAACCAAAAGCAAGAGCAGGTAAATAAATGGCAATGACTGAGGACATGGCAGAGTTTTTTGATGGCAACGAGTTTGCCGTTACTGCCGTGTGGTCAGCCAAAAACGTGAATGTGATTTTTGACCACGAATACACCGAGCAATTTGGCGCGGCAGGCAATAGCCCAATCATCACCGCTACAGCTGCAGATTTTGCAGGCGTAGCCAAGGGGCAGGCAATACAGATTGAATCAACCAATTACAAAATCAAGACCTATGAGCCAGATGGCACCGGACTCATGCGACTTGAATTGTTAAAGGCATAAAAAGTGGCAAACCACGTCAGGCAACAAATCAGGGAGGCAATCGCAACAGCGCTTACAGGGCTGGCAACTACGGGAAACCGTGTTTATCAGTCACGTATCACGCCACTGCAGGCCGATGAATTGCCCGCGCTATTGATCAACACCAATAGCGAAAAAGTGGATGCTTTAAGTGTGAGCTTTAACCCAACACTTGAGCGCGAGCTCACGGTGCTGGTGACAGTGGTGGCAAAGGCAACTGACAACTTAGATGACGCGCTGGATACGTCAATCAAAGAAGTTGAAGCCACATTAAGCGCCACAGTTGAGGCCAACACCTTAAATGGCTTGGTGAAAGAAATCGTATTGACTGACATTGATATTGAGATGAACGCAGATGCTGAAACGCCAACAGGTCAGGCGCTTTTGACTTTAAAAGCAAGTTATTACACGCAGGCAAACACGCCTGACGTTTCAATTTAAAGAGGGGCTACTAAAATGGCACAAGCAAAAAAATGGAGTAACGTGCAGATTGCAATGCAGTCTGCATTAGGCGTTGCAAAAACCATCACCGGCATTTCGCTGGCGAGCACTGGCGTGGTCACATCCACCGCGCACGGTTTAACTAATGGCACCTATGTCACCTTTACGGTTTCAGGCATGCGCCAAATGAATGAGCGCACAGCGCGTATTGCCAACGCGGCAGCCAATACCTTTGAGCTTGAAGGCATTGACACCACAGGCTTTGATGCGTTTGTTTCAGGCACTTGCCAAGCGGTGACATTTGGCACCAACATTACCACTGCTACCAGCATCAGCTCAAGCGGCGGTGGCTTTGACTTTATCGACACCACCACAATTCACGACAATGCGCGAACACAAATGCCCGGCTTACCAGCTGCAACAACGTTCACCTTTGACAACATTTGGGATGTTTCAGATGCGGGCTTGTTAGCCATGAAAACCGCCTCAGATGCACAAGCAAAACGCGCATTCAAATTCACATTTGGTGTGGGCGGTCAGGTGATGACATTTAACGGTTATGTGGGTGCAAACCTATTGCCAGGCGGTCAAGCACAAGGCTTGGTGACAACGCCAACAACTATCACGATGAACGGCACACCTAGCTACTACGCAAGTTAATCAACATGAGCTTAGTTGAAAAAATAAGAAAAGCGCGTGAGTCAATTGTGGAGGTGGATGGTAAGAAGTTTACTATCCGCCGCCCAACTGAGGCTGATATGAGTTTGATGTTTTCTCAAGGATGGTCTCGCATTGAGTTAGTCCGTAAATTTGTAGTGGGTTGGAATTTGCAGGAGATTGACCTTATCCCCGGTGGAGATCCAATTGCTGTTAATTTTGACACTGATTTATGGGTTGAGTATGTCAATGATAAAGCTGCTTTATGGGCCCCAATTGCTGATGCAATTAAAGCTTCTATCACTGAGCACAATGAGAAAGTTGAGCGTGCTGAAAAAAAATAACAGATTGGCTTGATTCGGCTGATCTGCCGATCAAGTCAAATTTGTTGCCCGATGAAAGTGTTGTTATAGCGGTTAAAGCTTGGAACATGATGGGTGGAAGGCTTGATTGGACCGCCCTAGAAGTTGTAGCAGAAATCATTGGTATCACTGACATAGAGCAACTGCTTGCTCAATTTGAAAAGATAAAAACACATGGCGAAAAATGAAACTAAGATTGAGATTACGGCAGAGGATAGAACCGCTCCCGCATTCACATCTTTGAGTAATCGCCTGCTGGGTGTAGAGCAAGGGTTTGGCAAAATTAGCGGTTTGATTGGTGGAATTTCAGCCATCACAGCTGTTGGATTTTTGACGCAATCTGTTAAATCTGCTGCTGACTTTTCTGATGAGGTTGGTGATCTTGCTCAAACGCTTGGTACGACTACCGAGCGTTTATCTGCACTTAAATATGCTGCCGACATTGAAGGTGTATTTGAGCCTTTACAGGCTGGCATGACGAAGCTTGCAAAAGCCTCTGAAGATTTCAGGGAAGGGTCAGAGGGTGCAATTGAGTCATTTGGTAAATTGAAAATAGACCCTTCTAGTTTTAAAGACACGTCAGAATTATTTACCGTTGTTGCAGATAAGTTATCCAAAATGGAGGATGGCGCTAGAAAAACAGCTATTGCTCAAGAGCTCTTAGGCCGTTCTGGTGCGCAACTTTTACCACTAATTAACCAAGGCGCTGATGGATTGTCTAGATACGCTGATGAGGCTCAGCGTTTTGGGTTAATTGTTAGTGAGGATGTGGCGGCTGCAGCTGGAGAGTATAACGATAATCTTTCTAGAATTTCAGCTGCAGGGAAGGGCTTGTCTGTAACGCTTGGTAATGCTTTATTGCCAGCACTATCTGAAATAGCAGAAAACTTTGTAATTAATACAAGAGAAGCTAATTTGTTTGTTGCAGCTTTGGCTGCAATTGGAAACGCAGGGAAAATTGCTATATCTGGTACAGATAGTGGCGCTGACCAAAGGCGATATTACGAGATATTAGAAGAAAAAGCTATTCTTCAAAAAAACATAAACAGGCTAGAAAAAACTGGTGAAAACTCTACTTTATTAAACAATTTAAAGAAAGATTTAACTCCTCTTAATAAAGAGCTAGATGGCGTGATTGGTAGGCTTGCTTCGATTAATAGTTCTAAATTTGAAAAGCAAGAAAATAAACTTTCTCAGGCTTTTGAGCCGGCTATTAAGCCTGTTAAAAATAAAAGTAAAACATCTAGCGGAAAGTCTGATGTTGAGAAATATGCAGAAGAAATGGCTGCTCTAATCAAGTCTTTTGATGAGGCTGTAAAACCAGCGCAAACAGTATCTGAGAAGCTGCAGGAACAGCTTGATATTTATACTGATATAGACCCAGCGATTAGAACTTATGCTGAAAGTTTGATTGCACAATCAAAAGCACAAGAAGATGCAGTTATATCTGCAGAGGCTTTGAATTTATCTATTGAGCGCAACAATGAAATGATGTCTGCTTTGCAGGTTGATGATGACGCTATTCAATCTCTCTACAAAGCAAACTCAGAAACCTACGATGCTATTCTGCGTGAATCAGAAGATCTCACTATTTCATTAATTGAAAACGACAAAGAGCGTGCGCGTAAGCAACTTGAAGTTGAAAACAGACGTCGCTTAGAACGTATTGATTTAATGGAGGGAGAGGCTGATCAGATAGCGGCAATTAGAGAGGCTGAGCTTGAAAGACAGGATGCGGCATTTAAGGCGCTTGAAAAACAGACGGCTCAAAGTTCAAATATTGGTAGGGATTTAGGCTTAACCTTTAGCTCTGCATTTGAAGACTCTATCGTTAAGGGTAATGAGCTACGTGATGTTGTGAGTGGATTAGGTGAAGACCTTATTCGTATTTTTGCACGTAAGACGGTGACTGAGCCATTAGCTGAAGCTTTTAGTGGTTTTGGTAGTGGCCTTGGGGATTGGTTTAAAAGCATTATTCCTAATGCTAATGGTGGTGTTTACAACAGTCCAAGTTTATCGGCCTTTTCTGGCAGCGTAGTGAGTAGCCCAACGATGTTTGCATTTGCTAATGGGGCAGGCTTGATGGGTGAGGCTGGTGCTGAAGGTATTTTCCCGCTTAAACGCGGTAAAGACGGCAAGCTTGGTGTACAAGCAAGTGGGGCCGGTGCTGGCAATGTTGAGTACAACGTTCAAGTGAGTGTTGATGCGACTGGCGGCAGCGTACAAGGTAATAACGAAAAAGCAAATGACTTAGGCCGCCAGATTGAGAGTGCTGTTCGTGCGGTGCTTCTTAATGAAAAACGCCAAGGCGGGATGCTGGCATGAGTGACTTTAACTTTCAACCATCATATGAAGCCATGATTGATAACACGCCACGTGTTAAAACGGTGAGCTTTGGTGATGGTTACGAGCAGCGCGTGGCTGATGGAATTAATCCCACTAAGGATATGTGGACCGTTAGCTTTCAAAGGCCAGTGGCTGAAATTGATGTGATTGACGATTTCTTTAAAGCAAAAGGTGGCATTGAATCGTTCACCTGGACTCCGGCTGGCAGAAGTGAAATTAAGGTTGTTTGTCGTAATTGGTCACGCAGAATTATCGCGCCAAATGTTGGTGTGATTTCTACCAAGTTTGAGCAGGTGTTTGAATGATCAGCTCAGATATTCAAAAAGCAAATGCAGGTGTTTTGATCGAGCTGTTTGAGCTTGACCTTAATACGATTGGCATTGATGAACATTATTATTTTCATAACGGTGTGAATGTTCTTTTAGGTGATGTTGTGTTTAATGGCATTACTTACACCAGGCTGCCGATTGATGCTGATGGTTTTGAGCGGAATGGTAATGGTAAGCAGGCTAGGCCAACGTTACGTATTGCTAACGTGGATGGTTTGATTGGTGGTTTGTCTCGTGAGAATGATGATCTGGTGCGCGTTAAATTCATACGGCGTCGCACTTTCTTAAAATACCTTGATGCGGTGAACTTTGAGGGTGGTGTAAACCCTAGTGCAGATCCTAATGCTGCCTTGGATGAAGAGGTTTATTTCATCGACCGCAAAGCCAATGAAAACAAAGTAATGGTGGAGTGGGAGCTTGCTAGTGCTTTAGATCTTGAAGGCGCTATGTTGCCACGCCGCCAATGTATTCAAAACGTTTGCACCTGGGCTTATCGATCAGCTGAGTGTAGTTATGCTGGTGGTGCTGTGGCTGATAAAAGCGATATTCCTACTGCTGATTTGTCGCTTGATGATTGCGGTAAAAGATTGCGCTCATGCCGTTTGCGTTTTGGTAACAATCCACTGCCTTATGGCGGGTTCCCTGCGATTAAGTTGATTAGATAACCATGACGATTGCAGACCATATTTTAGAAGCAGTAAAAGCACACGTGGCAAGCTCACCAAGGCGTGAAGTTTGTGGCTTGGTGGTAAGTCATCGCCGTAAGCAAATGTATTTGCCATGCACCAACGTTGCGCCTCGTGATAGTGATTTTGCGATTGATCCTGCTGAGTATGCAGATGCTTGCGACAAGTACAAGGTTGTTTGCGTGGTGCATTCTCATATCAATGTTAACCCTGCGCCTAGCCAAGCTGATTTGATTGAGATTGAGCGTCATCAGCTGCCATATTTGATTATGAATTACCCGTTGCATACCTGGACATATACAGAGCCTAGTGGCTATGTTGCGCCTTATGTGGGCCGTCATTTTGTGCATGGCATTACTGATTGCTATGCCATCTGGCGTGATTACTACAAGCGCGAGCTTGGTATTGAAATGATTGATTACCCACGTGATGTGGAGTGGTGGAATAAAGGCGATAACCTTTACCTGGACAATTATGAAGCTGCTGGCTTTGTGGAGGTGGATAGCCCACAGCTGCACGACATTATCTTGATGCAAGTGGCTAGCCAAGTGCCTAACCATTGTGCTGTGTATGTGGCTGATAACGTGATTTTGCACCACGTGTTTGGCAAGGCCTCAAGCCGTGATGTATATGGCGGCTATTGGAGAAAAATCACTTCAAAAATATTGAGGCATCAATCCCTATGTTAACTGTGATTCTTTACGGATTTTTAGCCGACAGATACGGCAGAGTGCATCAGCTAAATGCAAGAACACCAGCTGAGGTGATTCGTGCTTTCTGTGCCAATTATGCAGATTTTAAAGATGCCATTATTCAGGATGGGCAGGCTTATTACAAAGTGTTAGCCGGTGGTGATAACCGCTCAAGCCAAGATAAATTGCACGTTGGTACATCTAAGACAATCAAGATTGTGCCAATTGTGTCTGGTAGTGGCGGTTTAGGTAAAGCTTTGCTAGGTGCAGCCTTGATTGGTGCATCTTTCTACTTACCTGGTACTACTTACTTAAGCACTATGAGCTCGTTCTCATTTAGCTTGTCTGGCATTGCTTCAGGGATTGGCTTTTCTTTATTGCTTGGTGGTGTTTCTCAAATGTTGTTTGCACCTCCAAAAGCACAAAAGAACGCTGGTGAGCGTGCAGAAAATATCCCTAATACTTCATTTTCAGGGGCGGTCAATGTCACTGGCCAAGGTAATCCTGTGCCTGTTTGCTATGGCAAGATGGGTGTTGGTTCTCAGGTTGTTTCTGTTGGATTTAGCGTGGCGCAACTATGACTGAAATCATTAAAGGACATGGTGGCGGTGGTGGTAAAGGCGGCGGTGGTGGCAGTGGTCGTGTTGCTGTTGAAGCGCCTGATACGCTTAAATCTACTCAGTACGCCAACATCATTGATGTAATCAGTGAAGGCGAAATCGAAGGCTTGGTGGATGGATTAAAGTCAATTTACCTAGATGATACGCCACTACAAAACGCTGACGGCACATTCAATTTTACTGGTGTGACGGTATCAACACGCAATGGCACTCAGTCTCAGGAATATATACCAGGCTTTTCTGCAGCTGAAGCTGAGGGTCCAGTGGGTGTACAGATCAAGCAGGCTTCAAGTGTTGTTCGCTCGATTACCAATTCTAACAATACGGCTGTGCGCGTCACGTTGTCTGTGCCGCAGTTAAGCCGCCAAAATACAACTAACGGCGATATTAATGGCACTTCGGTTGAAGTGGCTATCGATGTGCAAACCGATGGCGGTGGATTTGTGCCGCAGCCGTTACGCAAAACATTTCAGTCTGGTAGTTTTGCTTATGGTGCTGGATTTATAAGTAATACCGTTGAATCTGATAAATTTAATATTGCTGTTAACTGGGTTGGGCAGCGCATCGGTGGAAATCAATCTTTATCTTTAGTGCTCCAATATAGAGCAGTTGGTGCAGTTGATTGGATTACCTACACAGGTTATTCATTTTCAGGAAATGGATCGACTGATGTAATAAACGGACTGTATAGTCCTGGCTCGTTTCTATCTCCAACTGGCTCACAAACCTTCTCTCTTACGTTGGCAAGTGGTTTATACGAATTTAGAGTGCTTAAAACTGGCGGAAGTATTATTGGTTATGTCTATAGCACCTTTGGCGCATATGTGGCTTCTGGCATTCAATATGGTGGATCTGTATCTATTGGTTATGCTGAGTTATATGCGCCTGCTTACACAGACGTAATATCAGGTAAAACAACCTCTAAATACCAGCGTGCTTATTACGTGCCATTGCCAGAGGGTGATGAGTGGGATGTTCGTGTACGTAGAATCACAGCAGATAGCACCTCGATTGCGCTTCAAAACAACACAATGTGGGATAGCTACACTGAGATTATTGATGCAAAACTGACATATCCAAACACGGCATTAGTGGCCTTGCAGATTGACTCTAGCCAGTTTAATAGCATTCCAGTGCGTCGGTATGAGATTAAAGGCATTAAAGTTAAGCTGCCATCTAACTACAACCCATTGACCCGTGAATATACCGGCACTTGGGATGGTACGTTTGCGGTTGCCTGGACAGATAACCCTGCGTGGATTTTTTACGATATCGTTACCAATAATCGTTATGGCCTCGGTGATTTAATCGGCGAAGACATGATTGATAAGTGGGGTTTGTACGCCATTGGTAAATATTGTGATGAGTTTGTCGATGATGGCTACGGGGGCTCTGAGCCTCGCTTTACTTGCAACCTTTATTTGCAAACACGTGAGCAAGCGTACCAGGTGCTTACTAACATTGCCTCTATCTTTAGGGCTATGGTGTATTGGTCATCAGGCTCTGTATATGTATCTCAAGATGCGCCACAGGATGTATCGCAGATTTTCAGCCCAGCTAATGTGGTGGATGGTGTATTCAATTACTCAGGTTCAAGTGTAAAAGTACGCCACACGGTTGTGTTGGTGACATGGATTGACCCACTAGATAACTATTTACCAAAAATTGAGTATGTGTCTGACAACGATGCAATCTCTCGCTTTGGTGTAGTGCAAACCGATATTGTGGCAGCTGGCTGCACCTCCCGTGGGCAAGCACACCGCTTGGGTAAGATGCTACTCACTACCGAGCAAGAAGAGGTTGAAACGGTATCGTTTAAAGCTGGCTTAGATTCTGTCTTTATTCAATCAGGTAGTTTGATTCAGACTACAGATCCAGTGCGTGCAGGTAAGCGCATGGGTGGCCGTTTGGTTTCGGCAAGTACAAGTCAAGTGACCATTGATGCTGCGATTACTATTGAGTCAGGCAAGACTTACCAAATTTCATGCTGCTTAGCCAATGGTGAGATTGAAACCAAAGCTATTACTAATGCAGCTGGATCACATACTGTGATTGAGGTAGAGAGTGACTTTACTAGCGCCCCTCAAAATTACTCAATGTGGGTAGTGGCTTCTAGTGATTTAGTGCCTGAAACTTGGCGTGTGGTTTCTATTGCTGAGGTGGATAAAACTCAACTTGAGATTGTTGCTCTGGCTTACCGTGCTGATAAGTATGCTGCAGTAGAGCAGGGCTTAGTTTTAGAGCCATTGCAAACCAGTGCTGTCAATACTGGCCAGCCAGCAACGCCGACTAATTTAAACGTGACTGAATCGTTGTATTTAGTTGGTGTTGGCGTGATTGGTGTGAAGGCCACAGTTTCATGGGATAGCCAGCTTGGGATTAACAATTACGTGTTGATCTATTCTAAGCCTGGACAAAATCCAGTCACCATCACAACCAGCAACACCACTGTGGACATTCAACCGCTTGCTGAGGGTGATTACACATTCACGCTATATGCACAGAATGCCTTAGGCAGAAGGTCATTAGCTCAAATCGTGAACGTGACGATTTACGGTAAGACCACTGCTCCAGTTGATATTGAAAACCTGAGAGTGGCGCCACTTGGTTCAATCGGCTTATTCACTTGGCACCCTGCAACCGACTTGGATGTAATTGTTGGCGGTAAGGTGAAATTTAGGTACTCACCAGACACCGCAGCAACATGGGATTTTGCATTCGATTTAAGTGGTGAAGTATCTGGCGCTTCAAGTTCTGCCACTTTCCCGCTTCAGACCGGTATTTATCTAGCTAAGTTTGAGGATAGCAGCGGCAACCAATCAGCAAACGCGACCAGCATTGTTACGGATGCAGCCAACATTATTGCGCTTAATTTTGTAGAAAGTCTTCAAGGTCACCCAAGCTGGGCTAATACAAAAGTAAACACGCAATATTATTCAGATTTAGACGGCCTGCTATTGGTGAGTAATGATTTATGGGATAGCGCCGATTTGATGGATTCCTCAGAATTAATGGACTTTGGGGGTGGCATTGCATCATCTGGAACCTATGAGCTTGGCATCATTGATCTGGCAACAGTTAAAACATCGCGAGTAAGCGCATTAGTGCAAGCTCGTGGTATTGATGTGATTGACACATGGGATAGCGATGAATTGATTGATTCAACTCAAGTAGTTGATGGTGATGCAGTTTCCGATGTAAGCGCTGTGATTTTCATGCGGACGACTAACGATGACCCGAATGCGTCACCTATCTGGTCGGATTGGATGGCATCTACGCTTTCTGATGTTTCTGCACGTGGGTTTGAATTTGAACTTCGTCTAGCAAGCCAATCGGCTTATCACAACGTGCTGGTGGAGTCGGCAAGCGCCATAGTTGATATGCCGGATCTAATTCAATCAGGTGATGACATCGTTAGCGGCACAGGTATATACGCCGTTACATTCGGTACGAAATTTCAGGTGTCACCTGCAATCGGTATCACCGCCCAAAACATGGCCACAGGTGATTATTACGAGATAACTGGCAAAACATTAGATGGTTTCAATATCAGATTTTTCAATAGTGCCGGCGTTGGCATTTCTAAAACTTTCGATTACATAGCAAAGGCGTATTAATCATGAGTCAATCAGACTTAGACATAGCAAACATATCCAGAAGTCTTTTCCGGTCTGAAGTCAATACAGCTTTACAGGCATTGGCTTCTCAAAGCTCAGGGGCAACAGAGCCAAGCATTACTTATGCATTTCAGTTGTGGGCAGACACAACAACTGGCAAGTTAAAACAACGTGATGCAGCTAATAGCGCGTGGATTGAAAAAGGTGAGCTAGCATCTGTTGACTGGGGGTTCTTAAAGAAATCAAACCCAGCAATTACAGGGTTGCTAAATCTTGATGATGGTGCCGACATAGCTTCTGCATCTACGGTAGATTTAACTGCTGCAACTGGCAATACAGTCCGTATCACAGGTACAACAGCCATCACAGCTTTCACTATGAATGCTGGTCAGCAAATGGAATTGGTGGCCGTTGGTGCATTACCGCTTACCTATAACGCAACCACAATGAATATCAACGGTGGTGTAAGTTATACCTGCGCTGCTGGTGATAGGTTGAGCGTCACTAAAGATGGTTCTGGGGTGGTGAGGGTTAATGTAACTAAGCAGGATGGCACAGCAGTTGTGGGCGTCGGTAATACGATTACACAAGGAAACTCTAGTGTCACGATAACCGATACTGGTATAGGCAAGCAGGAGGTAACAATAGATGGCGTAGTTGTTCAAGAAAGCACTCTTGCTACTAGAAAATCTACCATTGATGGAGGCTCTACACTTTATCCTGAATTTAAGTGTCGCGCATGGGGAAATTGGAACGGTACAGGTACGCCAGCTTTTAGAGGTAGTGGTAACTTTTCAAGCATTACAGACAATGGGACAGGAGATTGGTTTTTAAATCTTTCCACAGCCATGCCTGATACAAATTATGCGGTGGTGTTAACTCCAAGATTAGAGTCAGGTGTATCTGGTAACGTAATTGGAGTGATGGCATATAGCACAAGCTCAGTTAGGGTGCAAAACGTAAATCTATCTGGATTGGCGTTAATTGACTCGACTTTTAACAATATAGCTATTTTCAGATAGGACTAAATGATGCAAGTAATTATTTATAAAAATGACGAAGGTGGCGTATCGGTCATCTACCCAACACAAGAAGCGCTAGACATTTATGGCATTGAAGCCATTGCTAAGAAGGATGTGCCAGCACCTAAAAAGATTTATGACGTACCTACAGGAGTTTTTGAAACTAACCCTGAAACATTAGAAGCCTATGAGGTGATGGATTTTAGAATAAAAGAATATCCATACAAAATTATAGATTCTAGTGAATTACCTGATAGACAATCTCGAAACCAATGGGATGTTGATGAAGCGGATTTAACTGATGGTGTAGGGAGTGTATCAAATGAGTTTAATTAAGATTAAGCAAGAAACACCTGAGCAAATTTTAGCTAACCTGAAAGCATTAAAGCAAAGTGAAATTGACCAGCTAGAAGCTACGCTATTCATGACAAGAGGTGAACGTGAGGCGTGGTTGATTCAGATGGAAACGATTGCAACTCAAC